ATGGGAGGACACCCAATAAAAGTTGGTATATCTCCATTCATAATAGACATGATACAGAAAAAACTATTTACTCATGTTGCTATGAATGGAGCAGCAATGTATCATGATATAGAAATTGCCCTAGAAGGAAAAACATCAGAATATGTAGAAGAAACTATTGGCACAGATTTTGCAGAAAGAAACGAAGCAACTGAATTAATAATAAAAGCATTATCAGATAATAATATTGCAAAAGTAATGACTTTAGGACAATTAATTGGAGCAACAATAGATTGTGAACATTTGCAATATGCAAACCACAGCATATTATGTAATTGTATAAATAACGAAATAAGCACAACAGTACATCAAATGTTAGGAACAGATGTTTACCATCAGCATTTATCATCTGAATCATTAGAAGAACTACAAAAAATATCAATAATAGATTATAGAACATTGGATGTAGTAATTAGTATCTTACTCTCTACTGGAGGAGTATTAATCAATTTAGGTTCTGCTGTAATGTTTCCAGAAATATTTCTGAAATGCCTTTCTAGACATCATATTGATAAAAATCAATCCAAAAATATTACATTAGTTAATATGGACTTTCAACCTTCATATAGAGAATTAAATAATATAGTCAATAGACCGAAATTGTTGGGAATTGAAACTTATAACTTAATTGGCTGTCATGAAATAATGTTTCCTCTCTTACATTATATGATAATGAATGGAGTATATGAATGAATAATAAAATAATAGTAAAGATGATATTTGGATCTAAACTTTACGGAACTGATACACCAGAATCTGATCAGGATTACAAAGGTGTAATCCTTCCAACTAAAGAAGAGATATTGTTGGGAAAAATACCAAAAAGCTATAATATAACTACTAAGAAAGGAAATGAGAAAAATTCTAAAGATGATATTGATACTGAAATATTCTCTTTACATTACTTTCTTAAACTAGCTTGTGAAGGACAAACAATAGCATTTGACATGCTTCATGCTCCTAAACAAATGTGGTTAGAAACATCAGATATATGGACTGAACTCTTATTCCATAGAACATTATTTTATACTAAAAATTTACACGCTTTCGTTGCTTATGCCCGTAAACAAGCAGCACGTTACGGGGTGAAAGGTTCGAGACTTAATGATTGTAAAAAAGTGATAATATCATTAAAAGATTTTCCTAAAGAAAAAAGATTAGTAGAAATATGGAACAGTCTTCCAACTGGTGAGCATATTCATTTTATAGAAGCAACCACACAATCTAATAATCTAAGAACTTATGAAATATGTGGTAAGAAATTTCAAGAGTCTGTTAAAATAGAACATATACTCCCTATTTTAGAAAATTTTTATAGAGAATATGGAAATAGAGCAATACAAGCTGCTAAAAATGAGGGAATTGATTTTAAAGCATGTAGCCACGCAATTAGAGCAGCGTTTCAAATCAAACAACTTTTAACAGAAAATACTATTACATTTCCTCTTAAAGAAGCAGAATTCATAAAAGATGTAAAACTTGGAAAATATCATTATGGAAACCATATAGGACCACTTATTGATTCTCTTTTAGACGAAGTAGAAGAATTAGCAGCTAAAAGCACTCTACCGGAAAAAGTTAATCAGGAATTTTGGGATAGATGGTTAATAAAAACTTTAGAAGATAATCATTTTTCATAAAAATGTACTATTCAAAGCCCATTCTCATGCCGATACTATTTATAAAATAAATAGTAACGGAGTGATAAAAAATGGGAAGCAGAAATAGAGTTTTAACAGAAGAACAAAAACTAGAAGTTGTAAATGAATATCAAAGTGGACTTTCTACACCTCATTTAGCTAAAAAATACGGAGTACATTCAAATGCTATAAGAGGTATCCTTTTACGTAGAAATATAAAACTCAGATCTCCATCAAAATGTCATCGTAAATATTATATTAATGAAGATTTTTTTGATAATATTAATTCTCAAGAAAAAGCATACGTTTTAGGTATATTTTATGCTGATGGATCTAATAATATTAGAAAACACAAAGCTTATATAAGTTTAGCAGAAAAAGACGTCGATATTGTGAAAAAAATAAGAGACTTAATTAGTCCAAATAAACCGCTTTTGTATTCTAAAAGAAACCCAGAAAATATAAAACACCAAAATAGATATATGTTTTATATTGACAACAAGCATATGTCAGAACAATTAGAAAAAATAGGATGTATAACTAATAAAACATTTAGACTGAAGTTTCCAAAATGGTTAAATAAAGATTTATATAATCATTTTATAAGAGGATACTTTGATGGAGATGGGCACATAGGAATATATAAAACAAAAACTAATAAAATACAAGCCAATTTTTCAATAGTAAGTACAGAAGAATTTTGTACTTCTATTTCAGAAATTTTTAAAGAATTGGATATAAATTCTAAACTCTACTGTAGATTCCCAGAAAGTAATAACTCAATACGAGATGTTAGAATTGGCGGAAATTTACAAATATTAAGACTCCTTGATTGGTTATATAAAGACGCTTCTATATATATGAATAGAAAATACCAAAAATATCTAGAACTAAAAAGCATATATAAACAAATATAAAGGATAATCTATGAACGTATTTACAGAAGAGGTAATGAACCCCTTATTCTCTATCCTTGAGACCACCAGAAACGTCCAAGGGCACGAGATACACCATCCAGAGGGGTCAGTGTTCAATCATTCATTACAATCGCTCTACAGGGCATTTAGAGAGTCCAACAGCCCCGACCTCATACTGGCTGCAATGCTCCATGATGTCGGGAAAGCATTGAATAAATTAGGTCACGATAAAATAGGAGCAGAAATAATTAAGCCTTATGTATCTGTCAAAACCCACTGGTTGGTAGAACAGCATATGAGAATATGGAGTTTGTTACTAGGAGAAATGAAAAGATACCAAAAAGTTCAAGACCTAATCAATCATCCTTGGTTGCCTGAATTAATTCACTTGGCTAGAATTGATAAAATGGCAAGAGTACCAAACAGACAAGTTCCATATGATAGAGAAAAGATTACTGAAAGACTAAACTCACTTGTAATGAAACATTTTATAAAAAAGGAGACTGATGAAGATATATGAAGTGGAATACTAAACACCGTTCTTATAATGACTGGGAAAAGTGGTTTGCTTGGTATCCAGTAAAAACATCTAATTGCACAATATGGTTGGAATATGTTTTAAGAAAACAAGTAGACTATGAATATGCAGCTTCAGACTTTGAATATAAGGAGACTGAAAATGTATAATGTGGAAGAATATTTGATAGCAATTGGCAAAATTGGCAAGCTTCTTGCAATAATGTGTGAGCAGATTACAAAACAAGAAGAGGAAATTGTAGACCTAAATAGAAGAATTGCTCTTTTGGAGATAAAAAAGACTTGTTACTTAGATAACCTTTAAAATTTTGACGATACTTTATTTGATACATCTAAACCCAAATCGAGGATACTCACACACATCTTAAAAAATAACTTTATGGCACAGTACTTGCAGGTAATCTCACATAAGGAAATATTGAAAATACCAAATTTTCTTGAGTCAATTTGGTAGATTTGGCATGAGGATTGCAGGTAATTCATTCAGCAAGTGACATTCATAGGACCATTTTACATCTAGAGTAATTTGAGTGAGACATCATCTAGATACTCTGATTTAGAGTAGATGCAGCGGTCGCAGGGTCGCTCTAGAAAACATTCAAACCTGTCCTCGATAATCCCGTCGTGAGAATGAGAGAGATTTCATTCTGGATTATACGTATGTGAAGAAGCTTCGTCACAAGCAACTTCAGGTTAGTAAAGGCATACCGTAGGTGACTAGCTATTAAGCAATTAATAGCTCATACGTGCATTTTTAAATGCAAGCTGATGGGGCTGGCTCCATACGATGATATACTTTTCAGCTTATAACTCTCCCTTATAAGTGATTTTATATCTCTATCCCTTATAGGGGGGGGAATTATAAGCATCCAAAGCTTCACCACCAATGATATTAATACTATAATAATATGATAGAATAACTACTGGTATTTAGTATTTGGTTATTAGTTATTTAGTTTTTAGTGTTTTATTATTATATATGTAGGAGATCAGATATGGATTTTGAGATATTAAAGAATCATAACTGGAAATATAATATAACATTTTCTGGATTTCATAGATTTCCTTCCAATGGTAGAAAAATTAGATATATCATAAGATCTCTAAGAAAGAAATTTAAGTGCAAGATTTTCTATTTCTGTATGATTAGTAAACCCAAAATCCACCTTCTCCTTTTCTCTTCTAAAGATATAGAGCTTACTGAAAATAATCTACCATATATAGGTGCTGAAATTAAGATTAGGAAAATAATTAATGTCAGTAATGTAATTGATTATCTAGCTAATAAATATACAGACAAATCTGTTTGTTTACTCACACTTAACAAGGAAAAGTGATATGGGACTATCATTATTTGAAATAAAGGAAGGAGATCCTTATAATGGGGAATTGATAACATCTAAAGTGGGTATGTATGATAAAGTTGGAAGGAATTCCTGTTATACACTCTCTTCCTATTTTTTATCGTGTGATAAAAGATTTAAAAGTTCTATTGCTAAACAACTTCTATATTCTACTTATAGGAATCTTCTTCCAGAAGACATACTTTATGATTTATTAGATATCGCTATTCCTAATACTAATTATTTTAATTTATCTGTTTTTCAGATTAATAACACACTCCTACCAATTTTAGATATAGATCGTATACAAGAATTTGTAAGTAGTTTAGTTGATAATCCTTATTATTTAGGAATAAGAAATAATAATAATTATGTAGGTTCTAAATGGTCTGTTTATAGATTTGAATCTGATGAACTGGTATATAATGCTAATGTATTTCTTAGATTGAAAATAATAAAAGAATTCAGTAACATTAGAATAGAGGTATGATATGCCTACTCTCTTCTTATCAGACCTTGAAGAACAAAGTATAGATATTTCTGATTCTCTACTCTCTACTTGTAAAATAACGAAAAATTATGCAGAATGTAATTCTATGAGACATGATTTTATCACTTGTAATAAAGTAGTAAAAGGATTTATCATTAAGAATGTTTTTTATTGTCATATGATAAAGACATTACCTAAATTGATAGTAGATGATATGCTTAGTCTATCAATTCCTTTTTCAGAAGGATATATGTATTCTATATTTAAAGATGTTAATATAAATACTGATTGCTCATTTGATTCAATAGAAAGAATTGTTGACATGGTATGCAATAATAATCTATACTTACATACTAAGTATAGTATGGGGCGTTATTGTTTTTATTATATGGGATATGAAAACAAGATGTATTATTCTCAACAGTTGAAATTAGATGTTATAAATAGTATTCCTATATGTAATATAGAATACGTAAATTCGGAGAGTTGAAATGAAAAAATTATTGATTAGTTCTATTATATTTTTCTCTCTTAGTGGTATGTCTTTTGCAGGTGAGATTTGTTTCGAAAGACAGTCCTTGCCATTCATGACTTCTAAATATTGTTTTGATGCTGATGGTAGTTATGACAGTTATATTGGTGAGTCTATTTCTAATTCTGGTTCTTATACATTTTATCAAGGGGTTGTGTATATGGAAGCAGTATCCACAACATATGGTGATATGTTCTTTCTTATCAATGGCAGACTTTATCAGCTAATAACTAATCCCTTTATTCAGGAGTAGGAAATGAAAACTATTATGGAATTTGATGATAAGCATGGTTATACATATAAAATGGTATTTAAGTGGCAATCAATGGATGAGTATACTTCAAGAGCACCTGTTTTTGGTGGTTGGATAGTTAAAACACTAGAAGATGTTTATCATTATCATGAAGCTATGGGAAATCAGTATCATATGGATTTTAGAATTTCTACTGTATTTGTTCCAGATCCTAATCATAATTGGAAAGTTGATGTTATTGAGGATTAAATTATGAGTAAATTTTTTGTTATCTATAAAAACAAATGTAGTAAGTGCGGTGGTGATGGTTGGATATATGTTAAGTTTGAGACTGGACCTACTGGTATGACATCTTTTTGTGATCTTTGTAAAGGTACTGGTGTTGAAAGAACAGAAGTTGATTTAGAGTATGCCTTAGCTGCCCTTAGTGGCACGAACATTGCAGGAGTATAAGTCATGTCAGCAGACCTTCACATACATATTCTACAAGGTGTTACTGAATATGAAGTAAGAAGATTTGAATTACCTACAGTAACTAATAATTGGGTATCTGAAGATGATGATTCTGTTACAAGAATGTATGAATATGATAAATTATATAATATAATATCAAAAACTCCAAACATTTGGATAGGAGAAGTTTCGTGGTTGAAAGCTGCTTTATTTGAAGATCAGGATACATTTATACCAGATACAGTACAACAAATTGTAGAAATTATTGATGATGGGTTTCCTTTTGTTACTGATGAACTGATAAAAAAGATAGCTGATACATTTGATTTACCAAATAATACAATTAAAAAAGATGGAGTTTGGAATGGTAATGGGTACAGTTTAGCTAAGAAAGATGATGTGATTGAGTTCTTAAAACAATATATTGGGTACAAAATATTTACTATTAGTTGGTAAAAGGAGTAAAGAATGAAAAAACATTTTGTAGTTTTTTGTAGTCCTGGTACGTTTTTTAATGAGACAACTGAAAAATCAATTGACTCTTGGGATGTAGATAAAGCTGTTGAGATGGCAAAATCTGTTATTGAGAGATATAATGCAATACCGTTTGGGTTTTATTTTACTACTAGAGAGAGAAAAAAAGATGAATTAGATTCTAAGAAAACTAAAGAAAGTGGTATGTATTTTCTTGGTGGGACAATATATACTTTAAAACAAATAAAAGATAGAAATAATCCTGATGATAGAATATTAATTAGTAACATGGAAAATAATGGATATAATAAAATTATAGAAAATACTAATTCTTGGAAAATAGTTCAGCCTTTTACTAAAAAGGATAAATTAATAAAAGTTGATATTAGAAAGAAAAAATAATTATGAGAATTAAATACTTCGATAAAGATTATATTGAGATTGATGATATAAAATCTTTAGCTAGACATTTCAGTAATGCACATATCCATATGTGGATAGAGGGGTGTGGCTCTCTATCTTCATTTGCAGAAGTGCAGTTAGTTAAATCTCTATCTCCTATTCTCTTAAGTTTGTTAGAAATAAATAAAGAGAATAAGAAAGTGGTTACTATAAATATTATACAAGAGATTCAAAAGTTATCTGAACCCTATGATAAACAATTACTCAAACGCTTGTTTGATACATTTGCTTTCTTTAAGAAAGGAAAGTTTTCATTAAAAGTAAACCATTCTATTCTATCCTATTTCTCCAAATTTAGAAAAGAAGTGGTGGAAGAGAGCATTAAGACATTCTTAGATAAGAAGTATATTGAGCAAGGTAAAGACATTTCCTACTTGAAAGCAATTATTAAGAACTTCGATCAGACTTATACTGAGCATAAACTTTGTACTGATATTTATATTCAGGTGAAGAATGAATTTCTGCCAATAACTAGAGAGTATAATAGACTTAAGAATCCAGATTATTCCACTAAGACATATTATGGTATTCAATTGAAAGAAGTAGAGCATTTACCTACATTACAACTTACAATCTTAAATAGTAAGATCTCTGCTAATAAAGAGATAACCTATTCTGATTTTGCAGATATAGAGTTGGTGATTGCTTATCTACTCTACAACCAAGAACGTGTAAGGAATGAAGAGAAATTAAAATTTTATTTTGATTTGTGGAAATCCTTAAAAGATAAAATGGGGAAATAATGAATAATCTACCAGTAGATATTGAAAATTCATATAAAGAAGTATTTAGTTATCTTAAATATAATAATGAAACACTATTAAATAGTTTTATTAAATTTGTTAATTATTTTATTAATCAAAACCAAGAAACAATTAGAACATTGAAGAAAGTTAATAAAATTCTTGATGAGAAAGGATACAAAAATGGATGACTATTCTAATATCAAAATGGCCTTGAGTTATCATATTGAGGATATAGAATCATTTGAGAGATTTCTAACTAAAGCATTTGAAATGGAATCTGAGAATGAGAGACTTACTAAGAGAGTGAAAGAGTTAGAAACTCTAGTTCAGAACCTTTCTAATATTCTTAAAAAGCCATGACAGTTTCACATTTTATTAATCTGAGTAATGGTGCAGAGTATTTACCAACCATTCCAGTAGACGGATTTGTTCGTATTCAATCTACAGCATGTGAACAAAAGAGATGGTGGTATATAATTTCTGAATTGGATTATAATTTTCTACTGCATGTTGCTTTAGGTAATAAAGTATTTGTATATGATACATCATCAAAAAAGAAAGTATCTAGAGCCTTATTTCAGGGATTAGAGTGGGTCAAGTTTGTACTTAATAAGGTGTGGCTTAGTAATGAAATAATACCTGTTGTAAAAGGATGCAATTGTTATGGTTATTTTATGTGTTGCTTTCAAGAACCTGATAAATTCAGGATTCCAGCTATTACTAGATTAAGGTATATAGAGCGTCTAATTTTACCCAAAATTATTGACATTAATCCAGTAGCTTGTAAATCTAAATTAGATGGAAAATATATTGAGCTTGGAAATAAAATAATAGAATGGAATAGAAACAAGACGGGCTAAGACGCAACACGACTAGACACGCCAAGATCAGACTTGACGAGACTCGACATGACAAGACAAGATTTTTATTACTAATTGAAAGTAGGTGATTATCAAGAATGACAGATGTACTTGATTATTTAAATAGTAAAACTATTGAATACAAACTCAGTGGTTCTGAGGCTATTATAATTTGTCCAGAATGTAATAAACCAAAATTATATATTAATATTAATTCTGGGTTATTTCATTGTTTTTGTTGTGAGGCAACAAATCCTAATTCTGAATTTGCTAAAGGACACATTTCAAAGTTAAAAGAAACATGGGGTGATATACTTCCTATAAATTTTAGTGGTATTGCTCCACGAACAGTTGCTAAACCAGATCCAGATTTTACAGATATGGTTGATAGATATCACTACGAAATTCATTCTAATAAGAAAGCAATGAAGTACCTTTTAGGTAGAGGCATTACTGAGGAATCAATAGATAGGTTTAAATTGGGAGTAACTAGACGTTATAACCAAGATTGGATTAGTATACCATCTTTTGAAAACGGTATACCAAAACTTCTAAAGTTTAGAAAGTTACCACCTGATGAAAATCTAGAGATTGATAAGTGTATTAGAGAAGCTGATGGTAAATCTATTTTATTTAATGGTGATGTATTAGATAACTACGATGATATAATGGTTTGTGAAGGGGAATTGGATTGTATTACGCTTATCCAGCAAAAATATGAAAACGTAGTAGGTTGTACGGTTGGTGCTGGTACACTAAAACCTGAATGGTATGACCAATTATTGAATAAAAAGAAGATCACTCTTATATTAGATTCTGATCAGGTAGGACAAAAAGCTGCAAGGAATGTTTGGGCTACACGATTAGGAATTGATAGATGCTGGAATGTTCTTCTTCCAGAGGGTGAAGATATTAATTCCTTTTTTATGAAATATGATAAAGCAGCTTTTGAAAAGTGTTTAGCTCAAGCATCTAGGTTTAAAGTAGAAGGGATAATGTCTTTGTCTGATGCATTGTCTGAGTTGTATAATCAGGCAAATGGTAGTGATTTAGAAGAGAAGTTTCCACTACCTTGGGATTCAGTAAATGATTTAATAGAAGGTGGGTTTGTAAGGAAACGATTGATAGTAATTGGTGGGCAAGCAGCAGTTGGTAAAACCTCTTTTGCATTGCAGATTTGTTATCATTTTGCTAGTCAATATGGGATACCTTGTTTATATTTTTGCCTCGAAATGGACGAAAAAAGTTTAGCTACTAAAGTAATTCAGATTGCAGAGGAGACTGTTTATCAGTCTATTAGTCCATCAGACGGTCCTGCGTATATATTAAAATACGGAGAGTTACCTATTTATTTTGGATATAGTTCTAGAGTTAGCCCAGAGTCCTTCTATCATACGGCGAAGGAGGCAAGGAATAGATATGGAGTTGGTCTCTTTGTACTAGATAATCTCCAGCTTTTAGTGAGAACTGGAAAGGAGGAAGATATAGCTGCGGCTAGTAAAATATTTAAGGTGATAAGTATGGATTTAGATGTTATGATGTGTTTGATATCTCAGCCAAGAAAATTAAATAATTCAAATGATCTAACTTTTGATGATTTGAAAGGGTCTTCAGCTATTAGTCAGGACGCCGATACAGTCATTTTGCTCCACCGTAAACGAGAAGAAGCTAGTTTAAATAAACTAAGACTGTCTTCTTTCAGCCCCTATACAAATGTATTAGTTGATAAGTGTAGGTTTGCTAGAGGAGGCTCAACTGTATTAGAGTTTAAAGGTGAAATTTCAAAATTTTTTGAGTTAGAAAAAAAATAAAGGGTGTGATTATATTGTTAGATGTTACTAAAATTTGTTCTAAATGTAATAAAGAGTTAAATATTGGTGAGTTTAGTAAAGACAAGTCTAAAAAAGATGGGTTATGCTGTAAATGTAAAAATTGTTATAAAAAAGATAATAGTGAGTACTATAAAATTCATAGAAAAAAAAGATTAGAGTATCAAAAAGAATATAATAGTAATAATAAAGATGAAATAAAAGAATATAAGAGAGAATATACCAAATCTCATAAAGAAGAGAGAAAAAGATATTGTGAGATAAACAAAGAGTCTTTAAAAGAATATGATAAATGGTATTGTGAAAATAATAAAAATAAAAAAATAAAATATTATAAAAACTATAATAAGTCTAAATCTCTTTACTATACTTATTGTAATCAACTAACTATAGAAGAAGATCCGATATCTGATGAAGATGGATATTTAAAAGTTAGATGTACTCATTGTAAAGAGTACTTTTACCCTTCTAATCAAGAAGTAAAAAGTAGAATTGGAGCTTTAAATGGAAGAATAAAAGGAGAACGCAGATTATATTGCTCAGAAATCTGTAAGCACTCTTGTCCGTTATATGGATTTCATCCACATCAATGTTTTCAACCAGGAACTAAAGAATGGGAAGAGTATCAAAAGAAAAAACCAAGTAGAGATGCATCAATACAACGTCAATGGCGTGAAATGATCTTAGAACGTGATGGTTATAAATGTGTTAAATGTGGTGTCACTGAAAACCTAACTGCTCACCATGTAGAGGGCATACATTGGAATCCCCTTGAGTCTTTGGATTTGGATATTGGTGTAACACTTTGTGAGGATTGTAATAGGAAGGTACACTCATTGGAAGGCTGTTCATATTATGACATGAGATGTAAAACTTAAATAGGAGAACAGCAGTGTTAAAAGATCAAATAGTTAATGAGTTTGGTGATTGGAATAAAAATGACGGTATTGCTAATAAGGTCTTTAGAAGAATGAGAGATACAGTTATTGATATGTATAATCGTAGATATAATGATCAGATGGCAGAAGAAGATTATTGTGAACCTATTTTAGAACTTGGGTATTTAATTAAAGAACAAGTTGAGGATTTAGGTCCAAATATTAAATTTATTGAAATGACTGATAGACCTTTTGGATTTATTTATAATGTAGCCGGAAAGAGTTATAGAGTTGTTATAAAGAATAAAAACTATATGTATGAACAAACTAAAAAACATTATGACTAGGAGCATGAGATGAATATCATAATACTTGCAGGAGTTGGTATATTAGCTGGTCATATAGTAGGTAAAGTATATATACGCAGGTTTGAGTTTTCAGACATTATTGTTAGTATAGCTACAATAACTATATTAATTGGTTTTATTGTAGGGGTATGAAATGAATGAAAAGTGTATTGTATTTGGTTGTACAAATTATAAACATCAAGGAATATTTATAGGAGATATTTGTGCTCCTTGTTATAAAATAATTACAGAAGGAGATTTGGAACAACCATCAGATAATTTTATTCATAAATTGGCTGAAGAATATTTCCTTTTAAAGGAGAAGGTAAAATGAAAATTACAGTGAAGTCTCTTTCTCCTAAAGGCCAAGAAAGGTGGTATGGTAGGAATGGGCTGGATATTTATATAGATGGTAAGTGTTGGTTCTCAATTTGGGAAGGTGAGCCAGAAGATATGACCTTATGGAGAGATTTAAGAGATTGCTATAAAATTCCAGAATTAATGAGACGAGCATATGATGCCGGTAAAATGGATGATGATTTTGAAATAGAAAATGTAGAGGTTGATGATTTAAATGAGTAGAGCAGAACTAATACAAATATTTGATGAACTCAATCTAGACTACTATGGTATGAATAGAGATGAGATGACTATCTTTTTACGTCAGAAAACTCTTAAGTTGTTTGATAAGAAAAATAGGCTTGTACCTACAGCTAATATGTCATTAGCCTTGAAAAAATTTCTATACTATGAACATTGTTTTGTATTTAAGAATAAGGATGGAGAATTGGTGGATTACAAGGGAGACCCTTTACCAAGGAGTAAGAGGAATAAATAAAATGGATACAATAGATGATATCATTAAAAAGTTGATTTCTGATCATATATTTAAAATAGGAAGTTCTCCGTGGTTTAAAGCATTAATTTCTAATTTAATACGTGATTGTATTAAAAATGACTCACACCCAAATACTGGTAAAAAATGGGAAAGAGAAGATGATGATAATTTAGTTAAAGACTTAGAAGACTTTATTAACACACAATCTTTTAAAAGAGGTAGAAGTAATTTAGCTATTTTAAAAAGAATAGAAATGTATCTTAACGATGAAGAATATTTCTCATAAGGAGAATAATTTATGAAAGATCTGATTGAATTGTTGCCAATTTTGCGCTTCGGGACCGATAAAAAAAGCTATCCTATTTATGCAAGTTATATTAGTTCTGTTGGTGCTAGTGTTAGGGTGTGTAATGATTTATTCTTTATTAAAGCCGATGCTGAAGTACCATTTTATGGCAATGTAAACTACTTTGTTCTTGAGTCTATTTTGAAGACTAGAGAAAATATGGAATGCAATGATAGTGAAACGATTATTACTATCACTGATAACAAGAATTTTAATAGTAAAATCCCTAAGATGCCTATGGATATTCCAGATCTTCCAAGGCCAAGTACTGCAACGTTAGTTCTCTCTCATGAAATGATTGAGTCAATTAAGTTAGCGTCTCTCTTTACTGGTAAGGATCTTTATTCTAATGTTCTGTTGTTTAATGGTGGTATTCTTGCTTCTGATAAACTCAGGATTTATTACAATCCTATTGAGTTGAATCTTGAATCTACAATTTCTCTAAACCATAAAGTTATTCAATTTATTGCTACTCTTGCAGATAAATATACAGTTGGATTATCTGAGAAAGATGTGCTTTGTATTGACTTTGGTCGTGGGTATGCTCTTTGCCCCCCTGAATCTAATTCAGAGTATCCCTATTCTAAGATTGTAGAGTTTGTAGACAACATGAGTCAGATTGTTACTGATCTTTGTCCAGTAGATCAGTTGTTGAAAGCATTGAAGGATACTTCACCTGTATTCTTTGGTGAGACATCTAATGCTGTATTTTTGGATAATGATAATCACGGACTTGATGTTATTGCATCTTCACCTCTCAACGGTGAGATTAAAGTTGGCCTTGAGTCTCTTATTCAGAAACAGTTTAAGACTCAATTTCAGGCTTCGATGTTTAAGAGTATTCCATCTGATTATATGGTAGCTATTGATCCTGCTAATCCTAATAAATTGTTTCTTAAAACTACTTTTGATAAGTCCAGTATTGTGTTGATGGGACTTAGATTGGACTAACAATGGACTGCAAACAATATATGGATTGTAATGGTACAACTTTTTGGTCAGAATATTATGATAAAGAAGATTCTAGTGTTTATTATGATTATCCTACTTATAGACCGATAAGAAGAAGTCCTATTGTTAAGAGTTTGGCATCCTCTATTCTTGAGTTAGAAGAATGGGAAACAATTCATGGTAGGAAATTCAAAAATGATATACAGGATATTTGAAATGATAGACGATCCAAGGTTTAGTCATGCTCTTAATGAGAGAATGAAAGAGAGAAATAAAATAAAAGCAGATAGGTTTGTATTCTGGAAATACCTTATTGTGTTTGGTGTTGGATTGCTCATTGGTAAATTTTTATTGTTGTAGGAGTAGATAATGCTCAAATTTACTTATAATTCTTAATTGTATTAATTATATTACAATCGTTATATCTTATAGTAATTGCATCTCATGTTGATTACAAATCAATTATAGATGGAGAATAAATAATGAAGTTAGAAATAATAAATAATGTAATTATTATAATTTCTCTATTTTCTAGTATTTTATTTTTAACTGTAAATACAGTTAGGGTGATATACAAACAACCTATTAATGCAGGAAATTTTATAGGAATGTCTGGATCTATAGCAATATTTTTTTGGTGTATGGGGTGGATAATATGACAATTAAAATTAAAGAAGTGATAGAACGTGAATGTTGTATGTCAAAGGATTTGAAAGAATACAAAGGATTTTTAACATCTGGAAAACACAAAGTTGGAAATGTTTTATTTTGTGTTCATTGTGGTCAATTATGGGAATGGGTATCTTCTTATTCTGGAGAAGATAAAGAATTAAATAGAGTTGTGTTATGAAAGAAAAAATTTTAAATCTTCTAGAAAAAATTGAATGGATTGGACCTGTAGATTTTTCTATAGGTGTATCTACTTGTCCGTGTTGTAGAAGAAGAAAAGACATTCCCGGCTGGAAAGGACAAGGACACTCTGAAGGTTGTGAATTAGCACTCTTGATTAAAGAATTGTCTAAACCTAGCTGGTGGTGTTGTTCTGCTGAATATGGAAAACATGAACCTTCTTGCATTAATTATGAAGGTAATAAAGAATGAAATGTACTCGATGTGAAGCATACAAGAATCCATATAAAATAAATTGTGAACCATTTCATGGTAATCCACAAGCTGAAATATTGTTTGTAGGAGAGGCTTCTGGAAAAACAGAGGTAGATGGTAAACTATTAAATGGTGTTCTTGTTCCATTTATAGGTAAAGCCGGTAAGGTACTAGATGAATTACTTTCAGATATTCATCTAACTAGAAAGGATGTAGCAGTTACGAATGCTTGTAAATGCTATATCCAAGATAATGAGAAACCAAATAGAAAAATTCTAGATGCTTGCTTTCCGTATTTATATTTTGAGATTCAAAAGATTAAACCTAAATTGATTGTAGCATTAGGTGAGACAGCATTCTATGCTTTAACTGGTAAGAATGATTTTCATAAGTACATTGGTAGATTGATGTTCTCAGATAAGATTAAAAATAATGTATATCCAGTCTATCATCCTGCTGCAATATTTTATGATGGTTCAAAGATTGATAGTCTAAAGGACATGTTTATGGAAATTCCACATCTCTTAGATTCTAAACCTGTTAGTATTAAGAATTATGAATACAAGTTAATTGATTCAGTAAAGAAACTTTACCAAGTTCTTCCAATATTGGAAGAAAGTGAAGTATTACTTCTAGATACAGAAACAACCGGACTCTCTCCATATAGAGACACGTTGAGGATTGTTCAAATAGGGACTGAGAAAGACCCGAAATTTATTATTACAAAAGAGGTGTTTGAGAAATGCTTAGATGACTTAAATCCTATACTGAAAAAGGCAAAAATAGTAGGTCAGGGTGTAATAGATTTCGATTTTAAGTTCCTAAACGTGAAGTATGGCACGGATTTTGCAGTAATATGGGATACTATGTTAGCTGAGTATATTATATCAGGTGTTGGGAATAACGATCTAACCACATTGACTTGGAAGTATGCTCCCGAATCCGGCGGGTATGATGAAGAGACATACAAAGCTGGTGGTGCTCATAAAGTGTTTGACATGGGCAAACTTTGTCAGTATGGTGCTAATGACATAGGTGTGTTACCAATTATAAAGAAGAAGCAAGAAGAACAGATTAACGCCAATGAGAAATGGCCTTTCCTTTTACATAATATCTTAATACCGTGTGATAAGTCATTGACTAAAATGTCAATAAGGGGATTAAGGTATGATTTAGAAAAAGTTGATGAATGGGATAAGCATTATAAGAAGTTGGCTGATGGTGCTTTTAATCAAGTGAGAGAGTTAGAAGGAGTAAAGGAATGTTCTAAGTGGTTTAGGGAATCATTTAATCCACGAAGTTCGGCACATATAAAATGGCTTTTATTAGATTACTATAAGCTGCCTGTTTTAAAGAAAACAGATCCTTCAAGTAAATTTCCAGAAGGTGCTCCTAGTATTGGAAAAGTAGAGATGGCTAGATATGCTGAACAAGGAAATGAGTATTGTGAGTTGATGCAGTTTTATAGAGCATATCAAGCTGTAAGAAAGAATTTCTTTTCTGGTGTTTTACCAAAACTTGATGACGGTGTTGCACATACTAATTATAGCATACATTCGGTGGCTAGCGGTAGGAGTAATTCAAGAGATCCAAATCTTTTAAACTTGACTCGTGAAGCAAAGAGTTGTATTATCCCTAGAGACGGGATGATCTTTCTCAAGGCAGACGAAGGGCAGTTAGAGGTTAGGGTTGCATCTGTTATATATTATGATGAAGATTTAATTAGTTATTGTAATAATGTGGGTGAAGACCTACATTCTCTTATTACATCATCTGTTCCAGAATTAAATGTTTGGAAATTGTCTTATGAGGATTTTAGAGCTGAGTATGAAAAAGGAAACTTAGAAGTTACTAAGGCTAGAAAGAATGGTAAGGCGGTTGTATTTGGTGTTATCTACGGAGAGGGAGCGGATGGACTATCTTATAATTTAAACACAACTAAGTCTACGGCTCAGGGTTATATAGATGGTCTTTTTCAAAGATTCACTGGTTTAGCGTCGGGTATTGAAAAGCAGAAGCAGTTTACAATTGAAACTGGAATAGCTGAGACCTACTTCGGATTACAAAGAAGGTGGAAATATCACGCAGTTACCGATACTAATACTGCTAGAGAGGCTGTAAATCATGTCATACAGGGTTCTGCTTGGCAACTAGTACAGTTGGCTATTATTGAGATTGACAAGCAATTAGAAATGAATAATTATGATGCTGCACTAGTGATGCAAGTACATGACGAAATAATAATTGAGTGCTCTGAGCAATGTATTGATGAAGTGGCAGAATTGTTGCAGAGAACGATGATTAATATTAATTATCCGTTTGATATGTTAAATGATGTGTCTCTAGTTACAGATGTTGTAGTCTGTAGAAAAAATTTAGCAGATTCTGAAAAGGTTTGGTGATGGTGTTTGGATAGTATTACGACTAAAATGTGTTCAAGATGCAAAAGAGAATTAGATGTTAATCTATTTTCTAAAAATAGAAGTAGAAAGGACGGATTATGTCATTATTGTAAGATTTGTGTAAAAGAAGTTAATGAAATAAATAAGCTTAAAAGAAAGGAATACTCCAAAAAATATTGTGAAAATAACAAAGAAAAAATAAGAGAATCTAGTAAAAACTATAGAGAAAAAAATAAAGAAAAGAGTGCTGAATACAGCAGAGAATATTATAAAAACAATAGAGAGGAAAGAGTAGAATATGGTATAAACTATTATAAAAACAATAAAGAAAAAAGAAAAAAGTATAGTAGTAAATATTATATTATAAATAATGAAAAATTTAAGGAAACTGGAAAAATATATAAAAATTCGAAATCTTTGTTTAATACATTTAGTTCTAAACTGACTGTTGATGAAGCTCCAATATCAGATATTGATGGCTATATGCAAGTAAAGTGTACATATTGTGGTAAGTATTTTTATCCAACTAATAGAAATGTTATGACTAGGATTAGGGCTCTTGATGGAAAACACGAGGGAGAACATAGACTCTATTGTTCAGATAATTGTAAGAGAGCGTGTCCTATATTTCATAAACAAACAATCACTCCCGGACTAGAAGAAGCTACCTCTCGTGAGGTTCAACCTCAATTGAGACAACTTGTTTTAGCTAGGGACGAATATCGATGTGTGAAATGTGGAAAGTCTGTAGATGACATACAGCTTCATTGTCACCACATTGATCCTGTAAATATGAATGATATTGAAAGCGCAGATGTTGATAATTGTGTTACATTGTGTATAGATTGCCATCATGAAGTACATAGATATAGTTGGTGTAAAACTAGGTGTTAACATGAATCTCATATGGTGTAAAAAGAGGCCACAAAAGCCTCGCTTTGTTGCAATAGAAGTTTGCGATAATTGTAAAAAAGCAAAAAAATGTAAAAGTTTGATAGATTATCTGAAAGAGCATATAACTGAGGAAGGAAATGAAGAGCGATTTAGAGAAGTTTGTCCAGTTAAGCGTAGAAGAAATCGAACTAGATCTGGATATAAAATTCAGCAATCAATTCGAGTTCGAAGCCTTATTAATGACACACCCGAAGAAGTTGGCGAGGTTTCACAGGTGGTACTCCCAAGCCGTAAAAAGCGTGGACGACCTCCAAATAAAGACAAAAATATTGGAGGCGGAACTAATACAAAAGGAGGTGGAAAGTTATCAGAAAAAGGAAGGAAAGTCCTTCCCACAATCAGCACTACAGGAGGTGAGAAAGACACGTTTATTTCTTTACAAAGAAATGCAAGAGCTACAAAGGGAATTGAACGAAGCAAACGAGATAAAGAATTATGTCTCTGGACTCGTTGATGCGTGGCAGACAAGAGGTTATAGACTACAGGAACTTGGACAATTACTCTTAAAGAGAACTGGGAATTTAACTGTAGATGATAAACTTTATAAAGCTGGAACTAATCTAAATTATTAAAAAGGGAGATTAAAAATTATGGCAGAAAAACATGATCCTTGGATGTTGGATGGAGAATCAGCTAAGAAATTGCAGTCTGAAAGTAAAGGTGGAAGCTCTGGAATTGTTTGTCCTAAGAAACAGTATAAACAAACTTGTAAGGTTTGTGAGGCTGTAAATGCTCTCTATAATTCTAATAGAGAAGAGCAGATCAAGATTGCTAAGAAGATTCAGGCAAAGATTACTTATTATGGTAACTTTGTTCTTCCAGCTAATCCTGAAAAGCAAATCATTGTTGAGATGGGAAAACAGGCTGGTGGTAAGATTGTAGATAAGGTTCAGAAAGGTGAATGGAGAGATATTGCACATCCTATTTCTGGTAAAGGGCGTTGTATTATTCTCTCTAAACGGTTTGTTGATGGTCAGAATAAGTATGATGCCGATGCTGATTTGGAGAAGGCAGAGTTTGATGTTCCTAAATCTGTACTAGATAATGTTAATAATCTTGATGATATTGTTGAGGTTATTAAGAATAAGGAAATTTTTAAACTTACAGAGTTGAAGGTAGATGAGTCTCTTAAGGTTAGACTTCTTCCTCCTTGGAATATGGAAAAGAAGTTTCCCTTGATGTATTTGTGGAGACACTGGAATGTAACTCAGGCTCAGATTGAAGGTACTGAACCTATTTCAGTTGAAACATTCAATGAGTCTGAGAAAAAGAAGGAAGAGGAAAGGCCACCGTGGGAGGGTAAAGACAAGGTTAGTGCTCCTACGTCAACTACTTCTACTAAGAAGTGTTTTGGTCGTAAAGAATTTTTTGATCCTGATGATACAGTATGTAAAGACCAGTGTGGTGATTTTAGAGCATGTGGTAAAGCCTGTAACTAAATAACCATTGCTCAAGGGAGTTAATAACTCCCTTGAGTTAAATAGGAAGTGATTTCCTTGAAACAAAACGAGATATACTTCGCAGATAATTTGTTAGAATTAGATAATTTTTTTGAGTTAAGAATAGACAAGAAATATGCAAGTGGTAGTATGTATATTTGTAAGAAATGTAATGCTGTTTGTAGGAGTGAAGAAACATTCTTTGTTTGTCAGAATACTTGGGTTCCTACTAGAATAGTATGTGATGTGTGTAAGAAAAGATGGAGATTGGAGATTTGTAATACTTGTACGTTGGAGACTAATTAGTGAAAATAAAAAATTCAAATATTTTATATAATGAAGGATTAGTGAGTAACTATCCTGTTTCTTTATTTATTGAAATAGAGAAGGATTCAGATAAATCATACTCAGATTTGTATAATGCAATTGTATGTGGAATTAGTAATATTGTTTTTTATGGCGATATTATAGATTGTCTGGACGAGTTCATTTGGTTGAATCCAAGGTTGGTTGCTGATGGTATATTTATTTCTACTGTTGTTAATCTTGATATGTACGACGAAGCACAGAGGTTAGTGAATCCTAAGTTTGGATACATGACTAACCAATTTATTCTGATAGCTTCTAAGTTTGATAATAGAACTTGGATGAATATATTAAAGAATAATTTTAGTGGTATATCTTCATTGATTATAAATCATAGTAATCCTATTGTATTAAATAATGTCTGTTCAGCACTTGTTAGTCATGAGATTTCATTAAATAGAATATTTTATAATACAAATTTGATATCTGATAAAATAATATTGTCATCTAATCGTAAATATCTTTATCCATTAAAATCAATTATTGAGGTTATTAATGCACACCCGTTACAGACCACAGACATGGGAGGAAGTACTAGGGAATCAGATAGTAAAGAAGTCTCTGAGGTCACTGAAGCTTGATAAACCAGTAATGCTTCTTGGTGAACCTGGACTTGGTAAAACAACAATAGCATATATCTTAGCTAGAGATTTTGGAGTACCGAAAGAAAACATATATCACTACAATGGCTTTGATCTTCTTATAGATGATATAAGAACAATAACTGCACAAATAAATACCCCTACACTATTTGGTGAAAAGAAAGCAATTATTATAGATGAAATACACGGAATACTTGATAGAGGACAACAAGATCTACTTATTCCTCTTGAGGGACTTAAAGGAAATACACTTGTAGTTGCTTGTACTACTACAGTGGAGAAATTAAAGACTGCACTTTTAGATCGTTTCAAACAATTTACATTACGTCCTATTTCAGATCAAGAATCTCTTGCTCTTATTAATTCAGTATGTTCTAAAGAAAATATACAACTATCTAAACCTATAAAAGCAATCATTATTGAGAAAAGTCGTGGTGTTCCTAGACGAATACTAACAGGACTTGACAAGGTTAAGAATGTAGATGACGCTGAAGAGGCTTCTTATCTTCTTGAACTTGCTATTATGGGTGAGGAAAGTTCTGATATTTTAACACTACTTAAAGTAGTTATGATGAAGCCAATTCCAGATTGGAACGCTATTAAGAAAACACTGAAGGATACATTGAAAAGTAAGACACCTCAAGCAATTAGAGTTGGTCTCATGAATCTATTAAAAAGTAGAATAGGGAGTGATTACTTTAAAATAAATGATGCTAATATGCTTATTGACTTCTATGATATTATTTCTAAGCCTCTTTCTCCAGAAGCAGCAGAGGCCGATCTTACTTTCAATCTACTTAAATTGACAAGGTTGTAATATTATGAAGTATATGGGTAGTAAAAATAAATATGCTAATGAATTGTTACCAATAATATTAAAAAGTAGATTGCCTAATCAGTGGTATGTAGAACCTTTTGTTGGTGGGTTTAATATGATTGATAAAGTAATAGGTAATAGAATTGCAAATGATACTAATTATTATTTAATTGAATTATTTAAAGCTGTCCAAAATGGATGGCTACCTCCTACTAATATTAGTGAAGAAGAGTATAAAAATATTAGAACCAATAAAGATTTATATCCACCATATTTAGTAGGGTTTGTTGGATTTGGGTGCTCTTATTCTGGAAAGTGGTTTGGTGGTTATGCTAGAGGAAATACTAATAATGGTGTTTCTAGAAATTATTGTGATGAAAGTAGAAGAAATTTATTAAAACAAGCTAGAAAAATAAAAGATGTTATTATTTATAATAAAAATTATCTGAAATTAGAAATACCAAAAAATAGTATTATATACTGTGATCCTCCTTATGCAGATACAACAAGTTATAAAGATAACTTTAACCATGATCTTTTTTGGAATTGGGTTAGAAGTATGGATATGCAAGAGCATAAAGTTTATATTTCGGAATATAAAGCTCCAGAAGATTTTATTTGCATTTGGAGTAAAAAAGTAAATAATACTTTGGTTAAAGAAACTGGATCAAAACAAGGAGTAGAGAGATTGTTTATAAATAAGGAGCATAACCATGAATAATTGTCTAGTTGATTTGGATGAATTTAAAATGTGGCTTGAAGGTACTTTACTTCATTTTGAAAATGGAAAAGGAATTATAGTTAATGAACTAGAATGTGAAGCTGCTGAAGAAGCTATTTCTAGAGGTGAAGAGGTTTATCTTAAAAGAGGGAATAGATTGACTGGAACTAAACTTGTTCTTGATAAGAAAACTAAAACACTTAGTGAGGTAGAAATCTAATGCTTTGTGATGATCTTAATTGTGAAGAGAGAAATGCTGGAGTTTGTAAACATTATGCTCTTGAATATATGGAGTTTGTAACTAGAAGAGGGTATTGTCCTTTTGTAGATGATGGTCCTAATAAACCAGTTAAGAAAGATACGAAAGGAAAGAAACGTGTCGGACAAAAAAAGCAGGTAAAAAAATAAGGAGTATAAAAATGGCAGATACACCAGTTGCAACAAGTAGCGGCGGTATAGGATTTGCAGGGTTACTTACTATAGTATTTATAACTCTTAAACTTATAGGATATATAAATTGGTCTTGGTGGTGGGTTCTTTCACCACTTTGGATTTCATTTGGAGCGGCAATTCTAATTTTGTTACTTGCTGGATTTCTCTATGCATTACTTGAGATAAAGAGGTAATAATGAAAAGTGAGATGTGTGGTCGCTGTTTTGATTTGGTAGATAAAGTATATCCATCTAATTGTAAAGAAAAACCAGAGAAAAGAATTGGAGATCCAATTGGACAATATCACTGTCCATATTGTGGTGCAATGGTAATAGCGGGTGTTCCACATCCAGATATGTGTGATTTGTGTATAAGAAGAATTCATCCTATTATGGATAAATAAAGGAAATTAACATGGAAGATTTGTCAAAGGTAATGGCTGCATTGAAAAAGAAATATTCTAATTGTTCACTAGGAACCGAAAAGGAAAATCCAACAGATCTTGTATCTACTGGTAATTTGGCGTTTGATCTTATATCAGATGGTGGTATTCCTTTTGGATATTGTACTGAGTTCCTCGGACTCTCCCAAGCTGGGAAGAGCTTGTTCATATTAGGTTTAATGGTTCAAGCTCAGAAAACTAGAAATGCAATTTGTATTTTAATTGATAGAGAAAATTCTTTTATTAAGGAGAGAGCCGAAACAACATTAGGATTAGATACTAACAATCTAATTGTAATTGGTCCTAGAGATATTCCAACACCAACTGCTGCTTTTATCTTTATAAAAGATAGTATAGAAGCTGTTAGAAAACAAGATCCTGATAAGTATATTGTAGTTGGTATTGACTCTATTTCAGCTTTTGGTAAAGATACTTCTTTAGAAAAATCAGATCAAGGTAGGAAAGCAAAAGCAATTCATGAAGGTCTGAGAGAATGTTTGACAATGCTAGATCCTCATATTATGTTAGTAGTGGCTAATCAAGTAACATATAAAATTGGAGTAATGTTCGGAAACAATACTACGACCACAGCAGGAGAAAGTCTGAAATATTATTCTACTCTTAGATTCTCTCTTCAAGAAAAACGTCAAATTGTTGACGCAAGTAGGGGCAATGAAGTGATTGGTGCTTGGATTGAGGTTGAATCAATCAAAACTAGAATCGGACCATGCTATCGTACTTGTCATGTTCCTGTATTCTATTCTACTGGTATTCCTTATTATGGTGGGTTGGCTAGACTTCTAGCATCTAGAAATATTTTAAGTCCTAAAAACAAAACTGAGTTTAAATCTTTTAAACAACATACTTTAACATATAAAGATGAAACAGTAAATGAATGGAAAATAGAAGAGTTTCTAAAAGAACATCCTGAAATAGATGTTAGTAGTTATCCAGATTATAATGTTGATGGAAAAATTCAAGAAGAGGAAGCAGAATGAAAGCGTTAATTATTGCAATTGTGATTATGTTGTCTACTATCTCAATCTGTTATTCAGAAACTTGGGTTCCAGAAGTATCAATAGTATTTGATGAAGAATGGAACATTACTGAATTTAAAACTGAACATTTTACATTTGAAAATAAAAAAGATGTTCCTGTATTTCAGAGAATTGTAGAATGTGAAAGATTGTATCATTACACAGTAAAAGATAAACAAAATCCTGTACCTGAACCTGCATCTATTCTATTACTTGGAACTGGATTATTTGAGCTTATTGCTTTTAAAAGAAGAAAGGAGACAAATGCTAGTAGGACAATCTAGTGTATTCCTCAGTACATTAGGTGTTATCAAGAAAGTTGCTAATTCTACTCTACCTGTTCTTTTTGTTGGTGAAAGTGGTACTGGAAAGGGCCTCTTGGCACGATACTTGCACGAGATTAGTAATAGAGCTGACCAGCCCCTAGTCACTCTTAACTGTTCATCATTGAATGACTCTCTACTTGAGTCTGAGTTGTTTGGGTATGAGAAAGGGGCGTTTACGGGGGCCACTAAGCGGAGTATAGGCAAGTTTGAAGCTGCTAACGGTGGTACTCTCTTTCTAGATGAAGTATGTGATATGTCTCTAACAATGCAAGCTAAGTTTCTTAGAGCACTAGATGATGGGAAATTTTATAGAGTTGGTGGTGCTCAATTGATACAGTCTGATGTTAGGATTGTATCAGCTACCAATAAACAAGTAGGGAGGGAAGTAAAATGTAAAAACTTTAGAAGTGATTTGTTGTTTAGAATTTGTGGATTAGTTGTTACAGTTCCACCATTGAGAGATAGAAAAGAAGATATTGTTTTAATAGCTAATTATTTTCTAAAAGAGTGTTCTAAACTTTGGAGTCTGAATGGTATCTATTTTTCAGATTACAGTTTAGAAATGTTGAAAGAGCATGACTGGCTAGGAAATATAAGAGAACTTAAAATTTCAATAGAACGTGCTGTTCTTTTACGTGATTCAAATGAGATTGACATAGACCCTTTTGATATTACAAAATTCTAAAGGAGAATTAAAATGTCTATTGTAGAAATTAAGAAATGGAAAAAGTTTGTTAGTAAGAAGTTGTTTGATGATTTGGTGTCATTTAGACCTACTAAAGTTATAGTAGAAGTTAAAGACGGTATTTATTTTTACGTTACTATTTCAACTGAGGATGAATATGGGGAGGGTATTGCAATTTGCAGTATGCAGGACGAGTATTATGATTATGATCTAAAAGTAGGTATTAATAAAGCTATGGGTAGAGCAGTAAAGGCACTTAAAACTAAAACAAACGATCTGCCAATAAGAAAAGATTATGAGGATTTTCCTAATACATGGACTAAGAAAGCAATTGAAAGAGTAAGATATATGGGTGGTATGTATAAGAGTTATTATGAATACTTTGGAGACAAAGCCTGTGAATGTTAATAAATTTCTATTCTTTACTGATATACATTTCGATTTGGGATTGTCCAGATCAAAGTATATCAGTGATAATGTAACTAAGTGGCTTAATGATCAATTCAAAGTTGTTAGACAGATTTTTGAATATGCTAGTGTTAATAATATTAATTATATATTCTTTGGTGGTGATTTCTTTGAACAGAAGAATCACTTAGACGTTAGATTGTTTAATACTGTTTGGCTTTTTATTAGAGGAATGACTAAACGACATAGTGATGTTAGGTTAGTTCTAAACGCAGGTAATCACGATATAGCATCTGGTACAAGAGAATTAACTATAACACCTTTTATGGATCTCTGTCAGGTAGTAGAAGAGCCAACTGATTATGATTTTGATAGTATGTTGGTAAGAGTTGTACCGTTTGGTATGGTAACTAAAGAAGTACTTTATGGTGGATTTGATAGTAAGTATAAAACTAAAGTATTAATGACACATGAGAAGATTGAAGGACTTGAGTTGTCGTCTGGTATAAAGTTAGAGTCTAAACTAACTCCTAATATGTTTGACAACTTTGATTTTGTATTAAATGGTGACATACATAAACCTCAGAATCTTGGCAATATAATCAATGTTGGTAGTTCTATAATTCTTGATTGGTCTGAAGCTGGAGAAGAGAAGAGGTTTATGTGTGTAGATGCAGAAACTAAAAGTGTTACTTCAATTCCTATTAAGTGTCCTAAATGGTATAACGTAGAGTATGATTCTGTAAACGAAGAAGCAAAAAAGCATATTGAAGGAGATTATTCAAACTATTATAGAATAAGTGCAAAACCCGGAACAGACGATAAAGTATTTGATCTAGATAATGTATCTACTAAATATGTAAGTGACGAAAAAAAAGAATCTAGATTGAAGGAAAACGGTTCGTTAAGTGAAGATATAGAACAGTATGTGGGTATTGTTGGGGAAGATAATATAGATTCTCTAATTAAAAGGGGTAAGGAGTTAGCTTATGATATTGACAATTAAAATTTTGAATGATGAAAGTATCAAACCAATTGTATGTGACAATACAAGTGTGTCTTATAAAATAGGAGATATTATTAACTTTATGAATCAGGAGTTGGATCAGCTACGTTTGGAAGTAACTGATGTTGAGCATAGAATTACTGATCTTGGGTATCCAATTCAGAATGATATTGTCTATGCTATGAAACTTGGTATTGATGATGCTGTCGATAAAGAAGCTTAGACTTGAAAATTTTAGAAGTTGGAAAAGTTTAGAAATAGACAACTTTGATAAGTTGGGTCTTTGTCTTGTTCAAGGAAAGAACGGTTCTGGTAAAAGCTCTATTCGTCAGGCAATAGAGTACTTGCTATTTGATTCAGTTGATGATATAGAATCGGTCGATGACTTAGTAAAGGATCATGGTAGTAATTGTGTTCTTGAAATGGACTTTGAGCTTGACAATCAAAGTTGTACTATTTCTAAATATAGAAATCATTCTACATATAATAATCTAACAAAGTTTGTAGTTAATGGTAATGATATTACAGGCAGTACTAGAAAAGAAACTCAAAAGATCATATCTGAGTTTCTAAATGTTTCTCCAGAGATTCTTTTTGCATCATCTATATTTACTAATAACTCTATCTCTTTCGTTGAAGCTAAAGAAAGCGATAGGAAACGTGTGCTATACCAGATTTTAGACCTTTCAAAGTACGAAACGCTTCAAGCAAAAGCTAAAGAAAGTATTAAAGATATAGATGATAATATAAATTCAATAGAGAAAAAAATATTCAAAATTAAGTCTAACATAGAATCATCTCTGAACTTGAAAGAAAAACTTACAAGTTTGTCTAAGAACTTTGATAAGGAGATACAAAATAAAGTAGATAGAGTTAATAAACAAATCCAAAGTTTGATTCCTAAATCGGTTGAGGACATAAAGACAAATGTGGAAGTATTACGTGCATCTTTGCAGAATGAATCTATATTTGATTTGGAGATTGATGGTCTTGTATCTACAAAAGCAGATAAGGAAGCAAAGTTAAATAGTCTCTTGTCTGACAAGAATGTTGTTATACCACAAGCTATATGTCCATATACTAAGAAATTCTGTAATGAGTTGTCTGAATTGAAGGAGCAATCAGATGATTTGAATAATAGAATTGCATTACAGGAAAAAGATTTATATACTACTGTATCAAAATTGGAAGAGTTGAAGAAAAAGAAAAGAGATATACTTAAAGTTAATAAGGACATTAATAGTAAACTCCTAAGTGCTGAAAAATTAATATCTGAATATGAAGAATTTAATAGGAATGTAGATATAAGAAAGAATGAGTTATATGTAGAGATTGATAAAATCAAATCAGAAGTGAATCATTATGAAGACCAATTAGTAGATATAGAATCTAAGATTGCAAATCTAGAACAAGAAGTAAGTAGCTATAATATAGCTATAGAGGCTGAAAAGGAGAAGAGAAAGAAGGATGAATTTTGGGTAACTGGATTTGGTAAGGCTGGAATACCTAATATGAAGTGCAGTAAGGTGTTAGGTTCATTGCAGGATAAGATCAATTCTTATTTAGTTGACATGAACTGTGATTTGTATGTAGAAGTATCTGATTTATCAGAATTGAAAAGTGGTGAGTATAGAGAAAAGGTGTCATTTAGGATATACTCAAAGAACAAAGCCCACAATTCATTCTCTAGTGGTGAGAAGCAGAGGATAAAGATAGCAACGATCTTCTCCTTCTATGACTTGTTCAGAGTAACAGACTTTATGATACTTGATGAGGTGTTGGATCTATCTTTAGATGATGAAGGAATGTCATCAGTTTTTGGTCTTTTAAAGACCAAATCAAGTAGTTCTGGTACAGTAATTGCAGTGTCCCATAGTGATATGTTGAAGTCTAGGTTTGATAATGTGGTTGCAATTAAGAAAAATAAAGAAACGTCTTATATGGTGAGATAAATGAGTGATGAATTTGATGTAAAAGAAGAGGTAGAGAAAAGATCTAAAATTGTAACTCCTATATCAGTAGGAATAACATGGTTGGATGGAAGATGTCTTCCCGGTCCTGGAGGTAATATAAAAAGAAGAGATTTAAAATATTATGGTATTTGCCATTACTCAAGTGGTATTTTTTTATTAACTCCTTTGGATTGGGAGAGGGCTACATCTCTTGCAACTATAATGGTAGATTCTGCTAATAATTATTGTGAGTATAGTAGGGTATGTTTTCATTTTAGATGTAAGTTAAATAGATTTGATAGGGGGGAACTAGAGAAATTATTTAATACAACATCCTATACATTAGGATTACCTTCAGATTTTGGTAGAAAAGTTCTTTGGTTTAATGAGTCAGATGCAATAGAAAAATGGAAGTTGTTTGTTTTGAAACCTAATGGAGGTATCATAAAATTTTCTGAGGAAAAAGCGAATAAATTAAAGGATGTGGTTGGTTAGTGACTGATATAAATATTACAACTAAAATATGTCCAAAGTGTAAAAGAGAGTTAGATGTTGGTAGATTTAGTAAAAACACATCAGCTAAAGACGGACTACAACGTAGGTGTAAAGATTGTGCTAGTGAGTATGGTAGAAAAAGGTTTTTAGATAAAAAAGATGATTTAAAAAAATATCAGAAAGAGTATTATGAGAATAACAAAGATGAAAAAAAGAAATACCGAGAAAATAATAAAGATAAGAAAAGAGAATATGATAAACTTTATTATGAAATAAATAAAAATAAAAAAAAGAAATATAGTAGTTTATATTATATATATAATATAAATAAAGTAAAAGAATATCGTGAGGCTAATAAAGATAAAATAAAAGAACGAAAAAAAGAATATAATAAAGATAAAGCTTTGTTTTCTACTTACTTTGTTAAATTAACTGTAGAAGAAGATCCAATATCTGACAATGAAGGCTATCTACAAGTCAGATGTACTCATTGTAAAGAATATTTTTATCCAACTAATTTAGAAGTACAGCATAGAATTAGAGCTTTAAATGGAACAATTGAAGGAGAATGCAGACTTTATTGTTCAGACACTTGCAAACATTCCTGTCCTTTATATAAATTTAAACCGGGGATGGATTATCAACCAGGAACCAAAGAATGGGAGGAACGTCAGAATAAAGAACCAGATAGAGATCCAGTATTACAAGCAGATTGGCATAAAATGATACTAGAGCGTGATGGTTATAAATGTGTTAAATGTGGTGTCACTGAAAACCTAACTGCCCACCATGTCGAGGGCATACATTGGAATCCCCTTGAATCGTTGGATTTAGATGTAGGTGTGACTCTATGTGAATCGTGTAATAGGAAAGCCCACTCAATAGAAGGATGTACATATTATGATATGCAGTGTAAGTAAAATTTAAACTGGAGGGTAAGTAAATGAAGAAAGGACTGAATGAAATTGTTTTTGTTCTGGACATGACTGGTTCTATGGAAACACTTAAAGCAGACACAATTGGTGGATTTAATAACTTTGTTAATGAGCAGAAACAAGGTTCGGGAGAAGCTACAATGTCGTTAATTGTATTTAATTCTTCTGAATATAGAAAAGTTTTTGAGAATAAAAAAATAGAGAATGTTAAACCTCTTACTGAGAAAGAATATCGTCCATCGGCTATGACCCCTCTTCTTGATGCTATTGGTAGAACAATTAATGAAGTTGGAAATAGACTAGATAAAACTCCAGAAAATGATAAACCAGAAAAAGTTATACTTGTTATTCTAACAGATGGTGAGGAAAATTCCAGTAGAGAGTTTTCAAGAGATAAGATTTTTGAAATGATAAATCACCAAAGAGATAAGTATTCTTGGGAATTTATATTTCTTGGAGCTAATCAAGATGCTTTCTTGGAAGCCGGAAAACTAGGAATTAGAGCAATTGATATTCAAAATTTTTATTATACATCGGCAGGAATAGCATATACCTATACTACAAGCAGTAATGCAGTAAAGAGTTATAGAGTTTCTAAATAAATTTGAAATCTAAAATCTAAAAGAAGAGATTAAAAATGAGATATCTGAAAATTAATAAAGATTTGTATTTGAGTCAAGTTGAAGTATCTGAGAAAGCAATCGAAGAGAAGATAAATGAGACCACTAATCATGTGTGGATTATAGATCGAAGTGGTAGTATGTATCATACGCTACCTCATTTGATTGAAGATCTGATTAACAGGTCTAAGAAACTTCCCATTGGGGATTATCTTACTTTGGGTTGGTTTTCTTCTGAAGGTCAGCATAACTTTATCCTTAAAGGATTTAAGATTTCCGATGAATCAGATTATGCTACATTGGAGTCTATTCTTAGAAAAAATAAGATGTCTTTGAATTTGACTTGCTTCTCTGAAATAATTGCCAGTACAAAACAAGTTATTAGTGACTTGAAAGTTCTTACTCCTAGATTTGCTGTAGTCTTTCTCTCAGATGGTTATCCAGTTGTCTCTAATTATAACAAAGAGATTACTGCTATCTTTCAAGCTATTGATGGAATTCGTTATGATATAACAGCATCTCTTCTAGTTGGTTATGGTAACTATTATAATAAAGAGCTTATGTCTCAAATGGCAGAAGCATTTGGTGGTTCTCTTACTCACAGTTCTGATCTTGAGAAATTCAGTATTTCACTGAATGAGTTCATTGAGAACGTAAAAGATGCTCAAGGTAGAATTAGAGTACTGCTTGACAAACCTACTAATGGTGAGATTTATTTCTCTATTAATGGAACAGACATAAACGTATACCAGTATGATGAAAGCATCAATGGTATTATGTTTCTTCCTACTAGAAAAGGAAAGAACTGGTTGTTCCGTCTGTCTGATAAATTGTTTATTCCAGTAGATGGTGGTGAAGAAGTCAATCTTACTGATTCTGCTGTTGATGCTGCTACATCTAAGATTGACAACTTTGTAAAGGGTGTGTATGCTGCTTCTTATATTCTTTCTCAGAAATGCCAGAATGATAAGGCATTGAGTGTTCTTGGTGTTCTTGGTGATAAGTATCTTATTACTAAAATGAACAATGCTTTTACTAATGAAGAGTATGGTAAGGTAGAAGAGTTAATTAAAAATGCTGTTGTTAATCCTAATAAGAGATTTGTATCGGGGAGGAATACAAATTATCTGCCTCAAGATGATGCTTTCTGTGTTCTTGATTTGCTTGATATGTTGTCTGATTCACATTTTTATCCTTATCATCCAGCGTTTCATTATAAGAGGATTGGTATTCCTTCAGTTCCAAAAGAGGGGTATCCTAAATTTGAAGCTCATTTGGATGTAAGCTGTAGAATGTCTGACCTGGTGTGGAATAAGAACCTTTTGAATCTTTCACTTCTAGCTAGAATTCCTGGGTATATTAAACTGGATAAGAATTATAAGAAACTTGGATTTGATGATAACACTTTTGATACTCACGTATGGAGGAATTACACTCTTATTAAAGATGGTATGTTGAATGTAACTAAGCTTCCTGTTTCTATTACTAAGAATGTTTATGACAAGATTAAGGTTCATCCTGATTTGATTGCTAGTACTGATGGAGATATTACTATTCTGGATTTGTCTGTTCTTCCAATCATGAATAGGAAGATTGCAAAGTCTTATACTTCAGCAGAAGTTTTGTTTGGTTGGGCATTAAATGAGTTATATTATCAGTCTGATATGAAGGTATTGAAATATTTTAAAGAGAAACTTTCACCCGAAAAAGAGCTGCTTACTGGCTTTGAGGGATTGTCAGAAGAGCAGATTAAGTATCTTATGGATTTGGGTATTACTAAGAATGGTTATTCACCTCCAACTGAGAAGATGGATTCTTCTGATTATTATATGGCGAAGTCTATTTCTATTTCAATTAAAGGATTTTCTTCTCTACCTAAGATTGATGATGTTATTAAAAAAGAACAATCTGGTAAGAAACTTACTGCTTCTGAAGAACTTATTTATGGATCTTATGGTGACTATATTATACTTTTTGAAGAAAAAAACATTAATGAGATTAATGGTGAGATTGCTGAATGTCAGACAATGTTGAAAGGTGTTAGAAGTAGAATTCAAAAAGCTAAGTTTGCTGTTATTCTTGGTAAGTCTTGGTTTGAAGAGTTCTCGTCTAGAGACGATACAACAATGAAGGTTGGTGGGTATGAAGTAAGTTTGAAGCTTGGAACAGAGAAAATAAAATATTAAAAGAAGGAGAATTAAAATGAGAGAGAAAGAACATTTGTGGGTTATTGAGTATTGTGACAATGACAATGATTGTTGGTTTCCTACAGAAGACGTAAGTAGTAATAGAAGCTTTGCTCGTCAGGTTAAGAAAGACATTCTTAGGTTTGATAAAGAAAATAGCTACCGTGTTGTGAAGTATACAAGAGATTATTCACCTACTAGATAATCATATACTCCATGCTCTAAAAAAGAGCATGGAGTAGAAAGGAAAAATCAATGAGAATTAAGAGAACCTATTTTAATAATCTGAGAGTTACAAATAAGGAATTAGAAATTATTAGAAAGTTGGTTGGTGGTTTGTCTAAAAATCTTGCTATATCCAACTTTAATATGTCAGAAGATGAATATAGAACTTCTGTAGATATGTATTATGTTTTAGATAACTTTACAAGCAATCGTGGTATTTAGGAGAGTTTATGATTCTGATAAAACCATCACTGGAGTTTAAAAAATTAATTCCTGTTGTTTTTGATGATATTTCATATTAAATGAGGAAACAAAAATGTTATGGACAAACTCGAACGTGATAAACTAATACTAGATAATAGACTTCTGGTATTCAAAATTGTTAATACTCATTTTGCAGACAAATTGATTTCTCCATTAGAGTATGGAGATTTAGCTAGTGCTGGTTATATTGGTCTTATAGAAGCAATAGATAAGTATAAGTCTGATACTAAAGTGCCCCTATCATCTTGGATTGCAATGAATATCTATTGGCGTGTGGCTGATGAATTGAGAAATGCAGGATGGGTTGACAGCCACACATTTAGAGATGTTCGTGACATAATGAAGAACTATGGAGATATGGCAGAACTATCATCTGATGATATAATTAACATAGCTTCTGATACTGGTAAAACGGAAGGAGAGATTTATGAATTAGTAAATATATTCAGAAGTGGTATCATTTCTTGTTCTGAAAATATGATAGAGCTACTGGATGGTTTAGATTTTTGTACTATTGATTATATAGAACATTATATTTTAGCTCATAGACTTCTAGATCAACTTTCTCAATCAGAATTCTATTTAATCAAATCTGTATTTTTTGATAGTAAATCATTTACAGATCTTAGTAGAGAGATGGGATTACCGGCAAGTGTTATTAGTAAAGAGGTGAAGTCAATTCTACTTAAAATGAAAGGATTTCAGATAGAGGAATAAATGGAAATCCACACTTCTATAATTTATCTTTTAAATCTTATACTTGGTTTTGTAGGTGTCTTTTCTTCATTATTTATGAAGGAAGACATTAAAGCAATTAAACATGCTGCATGGGGATGTGCTAGTTTTTTAGTTTGTATTATAATCAAACTTGGAAATATGTGAGGTAGATATGTCATATCCTGCTTGGAATTGTTACTTCATGAGAATGGTTTATTTGGTAGCTAGTAGAAGTAAAGATAAGATGACTCATATTGGTGCTGTTATAGTAGGTCCAGATCATGAGATAAGATCTACTGGTTATAACTCTTTTCCTAGAGGTATTTTGGACAATATTGATGAAAGGCAAGAACGTCCTAATAAATATTTCTATTTCTCACATGCTGAAACAAATGCAATATGTAATGCTGCTTTGATTGGTGTATCTACTAAAGGTTCAATGATGTTTACAAATGGAACACCATGTTGTGATTGTGCTCGTTCTATTATTAATGCTGGTATTACTCATGTGGTTGTTGATTCTGTATGGGAAGAGTCTGTGAAGAAGAAAATAGATTCTCCTTGGAATATTCATGCAGAGATAACCAGAAGGTTGTTTTTAGAAGCAGATGTAACATTAAGTGTATTTGATGGACATAAGATAGGTGAGGTAGAGAGGTTCTTTAATGGGGGGTTTGTATAAATGACAACAATAAATGAGTTTATTTTATATCTGAAAGATCTTCCTGAAGACACAGAGCTTTTTGTTCTTGTTCCAAAAAACGCTGATGGATATTATTCGTTTCAAGAATTAGATTTGAATAGGAATATAGATTTTATAGATTTGACTAATAATAAATTTGTTAGTAAAGACGATCCACGAAAGAATAATAAATCTCTTTATCTTGGAGAATTATAAATGAAGTTTATAATACTTATTTGTATAATATTATTTATGTTTAGTTGTTCTTCATCTATAGATGGGTGGAAAATTAATGTTTCTCAAGAAATTTGTGAAGAGCATAATGGAATAGATTATATTGATTTAATAAGTAGTATTGTTGTGTGTAATGATGGATTTATGAAGACACTTGAGGTAAAAATTAATGAAAACTAGAATATATCTTGCTACCAAAGATGCTTCCTCTACATAGAGATTAGATAATTATGATTCAGTTGCTGCTGTAGTTACTTATATACAAACCTATGGAATACATGGTAGTTTTATGATCTTGAAGGAAATAAAACTAGTTTCTTATGAGGAAGAAGATTAATGAAAAACGAAATTTGGGATGATTATTATAAGTTATCTAGAGCTTTAGAGGAAACCTTAATAGCAAACTCTGGTGTTATTAATCAAGTTGCAGAACATCTAGTAGACGTATTTAACAAAGGCAACAAGCTCTTAATCTGTGGTAATGGGGGCAGTGCCGCCGATTCTGAGCACATGGCAGCGGAGTTTGTGGGTAGATTTGGAGGCCAATACATGGGCGTCCCTGCCATATCTCTTACTAATCCAGCTATACTAACTGCATTAGTCAATGATGCTGGTGGAGACTATATCTTTGATAGGCAGGTTTCTGCTCTAGGTAGACAAGGGGATTGTCTATTCACAATAACAACAAGTGGTTTGTCTGAAAATATACTTAAAGCAATATATGAGGCAAAACGTATAGGTATGTCTGTTATTACATTGTCTAGGAAAATTCCATTACCAAAAGTAGAAGAATATTCTAATTATCTTATCAAATGTTGGTCTGAGAATACTCAAAGACTTCAAGAGGTATTTCTATTTATTGAGCACTCGATTGTTCAATTGGTTTCTGAGAAAATTAATAGAGGATCATATATACAATGAAAGTCAATATCAATGCTATGTGTAACGTAGAACTTACTAAAGAAGGTATTGAGTATTTAAGACGTACTGATTTAACTAGATATGAAATTTCAGTTAATAAAGAAACTAATATTCTCAGAACTGAGTTATGGGATATTATGAATATATTTGGTCCTATAATGTATATGGGACAAATGACTCCTTTATTTAAAAAGAATATGATAGATATAGAACCAGAATCTATTCCACCTGCTGGATATATGCTTGTGGTAGAACCGGAGAGTTAAATGACAGAATCAGTATTAGATAAACAAGTTGGTGGTAGTCATTATAAACAATATAAAATACAACCATATGAATTTTTCATACGTAACCAGATTCCACATCATAAGGCTGCAATCATAAGACGTATATTGAGATATGACCATCCAACTGGAAAAGGACTTGAGGATCTGGAGAAGATTAAACATGAGATAGAATTGATTATTGAATTAGAAGGATGGAATGCAGAACCTGTAGTTTATTCTAATAATGAGATAGGTACTAATGAATGTTAAGGTGGTGTGATATTATTGGCTAGTACAGTTGCATCTCGCAAGAGTAAAGGAAAACGATTACAACAATGGTTAGCTCAGAAAATTTCTGATCTATTAGGTATTCCTTGGGGTAAAGACGAATTAATAGCATCAAGGGAGATGGGTCAAAATGGGTGTGACGTTCGTTTAATAGGAGAAGCAAAACGTAGGTTCAACTATGCTTGCGAATGTAAAAATACAGAGAGTATAAATCTCTGGGCAGCTATCAATCAAGCAAAGTCTAATCAATGGGAAGGTTCTACTTGGTTACTTTTTATAAAAAAGAACCACGAAGATCCAGTAGTGGTATTAGATGCTGATGTTTTTTTCAAACTATTGAAGGAGATCATAAAATGAAAAAGAAGATGAAGCTTATCTGTATTATGGATTTAGAGCTTGACACTGAAGATTATAATACTGAAGATGCAGACACTATTGCTGAGATGGAATCGGAGCGTATCATGGACGAACCTTCGTACCTCTTCAACATGCTCTACTGCGGAGATTGGGGTGCTTGGGTTGAACCTGATGAAGATGGAGATAAGTAATATGATCTTTGGTAGCGACCTAGACGGTGTAGTTCTAGACATATGGCCTGTTCTGAAAAAGATATTAAGCAGACACGGCTATAGTCTAGAATATGAAAGCATTAAGTCTTACGAAATTGAAAAACAACTGAACATACCTTCTGTAATAATGAGAGAGATTATATATGAAACAGTCTGTTGTACAGATTGTAAGTGTTATGATGATGCATTGGAAGGATTAAAAAGAATAACAAGTCCTATACATTTTATAACGTCTAGATCTTCTAAATTCAGAAAAGAGACATTAGAGATTCTGAAAGAACCGTGTGCTGGAATGGAGTATAAGTTATATCACTCAACTGATGAAATGCCAAAATCATTTCTGATAAATCTACTTGGTATAACCCATTACGTAGAGGACAGAGCAAAGTATGTAAAGGAGATTATAGAGCACACACCAGCTACCGTGTTTTTGATTAATAGACCCTGGAATAGGCACTATACTGAAAGGGACGGTAGAGTGAAGAGGGTTGGTGGTTGGAATAAGATATTGGAAATAATAGGAGAGGTGGATAATTAATGACTGTATTATCAGATAATGCTCAAGCAGTAGCTACTAGTCGCTACTTCCTCGAAGGTGAGGATTGGGCCGGATGTTGTAAAAGAGTAGCCAATGCTATAGCTGCTAATGAAAATGGAAATAAAGAATTTTGGGCAGAGAAATTCTATAATATTATATTTAATATGAAAGCCATACCTGGAGGAAGAGTTCTTAGAAATGCAGGAACTAGATCTGGTAAAGTATTAAACTGTCACGTTCTTGAATTAAACGACAGTATTAATTCAATAGGTCGATTTCTACATATGGCGTTAGTTCTAAATGCAGAAGGTGGTGGTGTTGGATGTGCTCCTAAATTACGACCGAAGGGTGCTCCTATAAAATTAAAAGGTGGGAATAGTTCTGGTATGCTTTCTTTTCTAGAAGCTATCAGTGCTGTATTGGACACAGTAGAGTCGGGCGGGAATCGTCGCAGTGGATGCTTACCCATAATAGATATTAGTCATCCAGAAGTAGTAGACATTATGGATGCCAAATTAGATCATTCTAAATTAAATAATTTTAATATTAGTATTGGAGTTACAAATAAATTTCTTGATGCTGTTGAGCAAAAAGAGAAATGGAAGTTCCAGTTCGATGGTGTAGAGTATGGAGAAATTTGGGCACCTGACCTGTTTAGTAAAATAACAGAGAACATGCTTATGTCAGGTGAACCCGGAATAGTGAATTTAGATAAAATGAAAATTACAAACACATATTATTATCTTCCAGTAGAGGCACTTAATCTTTGTCAGCCTGAGTGGGCTACTGTATTAACTAAGTCTGGAATAAAAACCATAAAAGACATATCCATAAATGATGAAATTTGGAGTTCTGAAGGATGGACTAAAGTTATAAGAAAGGGATTTAGTAAAATAGATAAAGTGTACAAGTACAGAACAACGTCTTCTGTATTTTATGGTACACAAGATCATAAGATAGTATCTAATGGAGAAAAAATAGAAGTAGATATTGCAGATTCAATTGATTCCTTACCTGGGTATTATAAAAATGATATTCAAGTTATTCCAGAAGTAGTAATGGGTGGTCTTGTTTTAGGTGATGGTTCGGTACATAAAGCATCTAATAATTTAGTGCATCTTTTTATAGGAGAGAAGGATCAAGATTATTTTACATCAGAAGTGGCTAATCTAATCACTAAATATAGACCTGGATTGAATCCTACTGCATATGAAATACGTACTGATATAAAACATGAAGAACTACCAAAAACTTTTCTTAGAAAAGTACCTGATAGGTATAAATTTGGAAGTAGAGATGTCATGGCTTCTTTTCTTAGAGGACTGTATTCAGCTAATGGTAGTGTTATTCCTAGTGGTAGAAAGTATAGAATACAGCTTGCTGCATCTTCTTTTTCAATTGTTGAAGATGTGCAGTTAATGCTATCTGCATTAGGTATAAGATCTTATGTGACTTCAGATCTTTATAAGAAACCTATCCAATTTAGTAACGGAGTTTATACACCAAGAGCAAGCTATATTGTAAACATTACTGGTGATAGAGAGAAATTTTATTCTATAATTGGATTCATTCAACAATATAAAATGGATCTGTTGTATAGTAGTATTATAGCAGAAAAAAGTAAATATGATAATTGTAAATCAAAGGAAACTTTTGATATTGTAGAAAAAGAATTTGTTTCTGAAGAAGCAGTATATTACCTAACTGTGGATAATGATTCACATACTTATTGGTCTGGAGGAAGTAACGTAGGAAATTGTGGGGAATTAAATTTACCTAAGAATACCTCTTGCGTGTTAGGTAGTTTAGTTTTACCTAATTTCCAATCAGGTAGTAGGTTTTCTTGGGACGAATTTGGAGATGCAATTAGAACAATGGTTCGAATGTTAGATAATGTATTGGATATGAATGTTTATTCATTTCCAGAAATGAAAGAAGCTACCCTATCTGCTAGAAGAATTGGAATTGGTATTATGGGATTAGGCAGTTATTTGATAAATAATAAAATTAAATATGGCAGTCAGCAAGCACTAAATAAAATAGATGATATAATTAGATTTATGAGAAACGAAACTTATAAAGCATCTATTGAATTAGCTAAAGAACGTGGTCCTTTTCCTGGCTATATAATGTGGCCTTATATGAATTCTAAATTTATTAAACAACTACCAGCTAAAATTAGATTAGAGATAAAGAAGTACGGAATTAGGAATTCTTCAGTTTTGTCTTTTCCTCCTTCCGGTACTACATCGCTTATTACAGATGTTACTAGTGGTATTGAACCTTTACCTTATAAGGCATATAAAAGAAAAGATAGAGTGGGGGAACGAACTTATATTAATCCTTTATACAAGGAACTACTTTTATCTGGAGAAAAAGTTGATTATTTTGTTGATGCATTGGATCTAGATGCTGAGTCTCATTTTGAGACTACAGCCACAATCCAAAGGCTAAATGATTCGTCTATTTCGAAGACACAATCACTTCCGTCTACTACTACTCATGATCAATTAAAAGATTGGTTGTTGGAGTATTCTAGACAATTAGTTGGACTTACTGTTTACGTAGATGGATGTAGGAAAGATCAGATCTATCAGAAACTCTCTGAAGAGGAGGTTAGACAGATAATCAAAGAAGAAACTAAAGTTAATGACCATTTTACTAGTGAAGATGTTCAATGTAGTACCGGAAAGTGTGAAATCTAAGGAGAAAAACCATGTGGTCAATTTTAATTTCTTGTCTTATTGTATTTATACTTGGTCTATTACTTATATCAAAAAATACTAATTTTTTTGAGGTATTTATAGCTTGTTTATTATCTGTTTTTTTCTTACTTCCAGTAAACACTTTTATAACTATACCAATGACAACTGGTTTAACAGAAGGGTATTCTCATGGAACACAAACCGGATTTATAACGTCTATAAAGCAGGAGGGACTTATCTGGAAGACTTGGGAAGGCAGAATGCAAGAAGGTGTGGGTGAACAGACTAATGTTGGTGATAGTCTTAAATTCTCTATTGTAGATAAGAATGTTGTTGATAAATTAAAAGAGTTTGAAGGATCTAGAAAGAAAGTTATATTGATATTTGACCAGTGGTTGATTACTCCTTATAGGTTGGGGTGTACTAGTTCTATAGTAACTGATGTAAAAGAATTGAATTAAGAAGGAGACATACAAATGTTAAAAATAACTAAACCCTTTGTTCCTAATACTAAATATACTGATGAGTATAATCTTGTTGTTGGTCTTCAGACAATCAGTAAGCAGTTGCATGAATTGGCAGAAATTTATATTCAGGAATATCATAATAAGACAAGTGCTAAATGTGATTGTGGCACGAAGATTGCAGGAGATAAGTAACACTTTCTGTTACTTTACAGGAGTAAGAAAATGGAATGGAGTGATGTTTATTTAAATGAAACGGGCAAGGACAACTCTCATGAAGTTGATGATCCACAACATCCAAGCAGAACGTTTACATATGCCAACGATGATTATGTTATGTGGCTGGAAGATAAATTGACTATATTCTTCGATCTTTTGGAGGATTTTAATATTAAAATATTTAAATATTGTCCATATTGCGGCACAGAACTTGCAGAGGTAAAAGATGCTGATTCTAACATTCCATAATGATTCATCTGGTGATGTTGATATTGGTAACTATAATTATAAAGTATATGTTAATGAAACCCCAATTGCAGAGGGTAGAATAGAAGATCATAAACGCTCAAAAGGTTGGCAGGGACTTATTAAGAAGTTAGCTAAAGAAGTTAAGATTCCAACTAAAAGAGAGGAATATTCGTGGCTAAAAGATATAATGAGTTAGGTAATAAAGAAAAGGAATCAATCAAGAGTTCAGCTACTTGTGATCTATATAAGATTATTGAGAGTGAATGGGATGATTCAGTCAGCAATAAATCTTCTTTAAGAGAGCGTGAATTTGGTATGTGTGTTTCCTGTAAACACATGTGTTATGTAAAATCTGAATTTTCAGTAGTGTATGCCTCGTGTTCACTCTATGATGTACGATTAAAAGAAGGTAGACCAATAATTGAATGTACTGGTTATGATAGGAAAGGAAATCTCACTCTTAACCAGATGTGGGATATAGCCTATGTTCTAGAATTAGAAAAGGATAGAGTAGCTGGCTTCATACTCGACGATTCTGATAATTATGATGACCCTTATCCATAGGATGTGATGGAAATGATAGTAAAGACAGATCCTTACAAACGTATACGAAGAGAGATAGCCCCACCAGGTCATGTGTGGGTGAACGAAAAAGCATATCGAAGAGATGTAGAGAAAGAGATGGTGGAGAAAGAGGTAATAGACGGAATTGAGGAGTATGTGGTAGAAAATGAAGACTTGCTCGAAATGTAAAAGAGAGTTGGAAGTTGAGAAGTTTAGTAGGAATAGAGCTACTAAAGATGGATTAAAGCGATCATGTAAAGATTGTGATAGAGAATATAATGAGAACAACAAAGAAAGAATAAAAGAACGTAGGCAAGAATATCGTAAAAACAATTTTGATAGAATAAAAGAACGAGGAAAGAAATATAAAAAAGAATATTATGAAAATAATAAAGAGAGAAACAAAGAGCATATAAAAGAATATAATAAATCTAAATCTCTTTATTCTACTTATTTTAATCAACTAACTGTAGAAGAAGATCCAATATCTGATGAAAATGGGTATTTAATGGTTAGATGTACATATTGCAAAGAATATTATTATCCTACTAATAGAGAAGTAAAAAATAGGATTAATTGTTTAAATGGAAAAAACCCAGGAGAATGTAGATTATATTGTTCAGACAGTTGTAAGAGTGTTTGCCCATTATATGGATTTAATTCTTATAGACACTTTCAACCGGGATCAAAAGAGTGGGAAGAAAGACAAAACAAAGAACCAGACAGAGATCCAAAACTTCAAGCAGATTGGCGTAAGATGATACTGGAACGAGACGATTATAAGTGTGTTAAATGTGGTTCTACAGATAATTTAGTAGCTCACCATGTCGAGGGCATACATTGGAATCCACTTGAATCGTTGGATTTGGATATTGGGGTAACACTTTGTGAAGATTGCAATAGAAAAGCACATTCATTAGAAGGATGTTCATATTATGATATGCAATGTAAATAAATATTATACAATTAAATATTAGAAGAGGTGGATATTTTGAGAAGAGTGTTAATAATTTCAGATCTTCATTCAGGGCATAGGAGTGGGCTTACTCATCCTAAATACCAAGGGATGTACCCAGACCAGCAATATAATCTCATCCAAAGCGAACTTTGGAGTGAGTATGCTAAAATGGTTTCGGCTATCAAACCTATAGATACATTAATAATTAATTCCGACTGTATCGACGGCAAGGGAGAGAGATCTGGTGGAGTAGAATTAATAAGTAGCGATATAAATGTACAGATAGATATGGTTGTTTCAGCAATATCTATTATTGAACCAAAACACACGATACTTACAAAAGGCACTCCATACCATACTGGAGTTGAAACAGACTATGAAGTAATGATTGCTAAACTCTTGAATGCAGATCTTATTGGAGATCATGTTTGGGTGGATATAGAAGGATTGATTTTTGATCTTCGACACCATATTTCAAATTCTACTGTTCCACACGGTAAGGGTACTCCACTGTTGAAGGAGTATCTTTGGAATATTCTCTGGAGCGAGATGAAAGAATCACAACCTAAATCGGATATTATCATCAGATCACACGTACATTCATTTTGTTATATAGGTGGTCCTAATTATTTATGTATGACTACACCAGCGTTGCAAGGTGTTGGTACACAATTTGGAGGACGCAAATGCAGCCAAACCGTCGATTTCGGTTTGGTTTGGTTTGACGTAAACAATAAAGATGATTGGAATTGGAGCTTCGATGTACGTGTTGTGAATTCTCAAAAAATTGAACCTTTCAGGGTGTAGCTATGAAAATGCACTTTAGATCTTCTTCCTCTATTTCTCTTTCTCTTTCAGAAAATTTAGAGGATATTGTAAATAGGAAATTTTGTACTGGGTGTGATGAATTATTAGAAATCAATTCAGAAAATTTTCACAAAGATCCTTATCGTAGAAACGGATTTGATATTTACTGTCGTAAGTGTCGTAGTAAGATGAAGAAAATATATGGTAATAAAATAAAACAACACAATAAGGAAAAATCAAATGAGATGGCTTAGTGTTGAAAAAGACGGATTGCCCAATTATGATGAAAGAGTATTGGCGTATTCTCCTACTTATAAAAATAATCCAGAATTAAAGTTTAGATTAATGGATGGTCAATTTGTAAGACTTTGTAAGGAAATAACTCATTATATTTATATAAGTACTTTGGAGGACGAAATTGATGTCTAAAAAGATCGTGGTGGTTTCCTCTCCTTGCTGGTTTCGAGAACATGAAACCGATTGCAGATTCCCTTCTACTACTGGTAGATCTAAATGTAAATTGATAAAGACTAGTCATAAATGTAGCTTTGGTATTGAAATGAGTAAGTGGGCAGAATGTAAAGATAGTGATACTGGATGTATGTCTAGATATATTCCCAAGACAGGATTTCAGATTGCATATGAAGAAGTAGACGATACTGAACAATTGTTGGGGGATTAGTAATATTAAAAATGTACCGGCATGATGGAATTGGTAGACATATCTGTTTTAAACACAGATGGAGTTATCTCCGTGCAGATTCAAGTTCTGCTGCCGGTATCATTTTTACTCTAATTTTCCTTCAAATACTACACTCCAGCCTTTATTGTATAGAATAATATCTTCTAAGTCAGCAGGATTCATACTTTTCCACCAAGAAAGTATATAAGCTCTATAAAGGAACTTAGCCACTAATTCAGAGCATACAACAAAACCAAAAGATGTTTTAGCTAATGGTGGTATTAATTGTAGGAAGATTCTATGAACTGGATACCAATTATTTCTATAATGTTCTATTTGAGAAAATGCAAATTCAAATAATTCATCATTCATTTTCTCATGCCTTCCTATCAGAATGTAACTACCAGCGTAGGCTTCATATATGTTTTGTTCTTTAACCTTCCATAAGGCTTCGAATGAATTAGTAGGAGAAACCATCAAACCTGCATGAGAGTAGGAGCATCTATTATCTTTCTGCCATACCTTTTGACAGAAATTTATGAGTTGTCCTAGTATATTATGAGTATATACACAGAATATGTCTCCTTTCTGTAATTTAAGATCCACATAAATCACTCCTTGACTCTATTAGGACACGTTTTAACTTTTGTACAAATACAGTCTTCATTAACATTCATTTCTATAAATTCTAATAATTTTTCACAAAGAAAAATTCCTGTATCTGTCTCCAATCTAAAGGTATCCTCGTTCTCACGTATACGTCGTAAATATAAAAATTTTCTTCTTACCTCAATCAATTTGTTAATTAGAACATCTCGCAACTCCATTTCTAATTCTTTTTCCATTTAGCATCATATCTTTATCCAGAGATTGGTTGTTGCTATCTCAAATGTAAGAGTGTTATATCTAGTTCTAATATAAGTAGCTGCAAATGTGGCTCCATTAGCTGCCATCTTAACACTTCCAGTACACACCGCACCAACAGCACTAGCTGTATTACTAACAATTCTTAACATTACCCCTTTGCTAGAGCTACTGGCTGCTGGCATTGTAATGTTTAAGCTGGCATTAGCTACAATAGTTTGGTCATTTCCAGATGCAGTATAGTTTGCAGAAACAGTTCTTGAATTTTTCTTAAAAATAGCAGTATCAATTGTCTGCATTCCTTTAGTGTATATATGCTGAAAATTCTTATCATTCAGATCCATTTCTGGAATATTATAATAAGTAGTAAAGTCTGATACAATTTGATAGTTCTTGGAGTTTAGTGCTGTCCCACTAGAATATCCAGAATTGGCATATGCAGCAGATAATGTTAAGTTTGTAGCAGAATTTACAGTTCCAATTGTATAGAACGTAGCTTCACTATTCAAGTGGAATATATCACCAGCAGCTACATAGGTACTGAAAAGAGTGCTATTACCTATGACTGTGGCACTATTAACCTCTATATTTACAGATCCACTTGAATATACTCCCATTGCTACTCCTTATAATTCATAGTCATTATCTACATTATAGAAATACAAACTGTCTATTTGCTTAACAAAGTTTTCATCAGTTGCCCAATATGGCCTCTTTATGCTTTTATCATGATAACTATCTGAGTTTGGTGCTGGATGTAATATATTACCTTTAATTGTATTTTCAGCTATATCTAGTGCCAACTTCCATGATTGTAAATTCTTACTAGGCCAAATTGTAAGTTGTCTATCTTTTGGATCAGTCAAACTAGAGTATTGCCATTTCTTAAATATAACACTTAGTATATCATTTCCCCACCACTTAGGTTTTTGTACTCTATTTATAACAGACATGGCAACAGCTTCTTGTGCCAGTCTGCTCTCCCCTCTGGATTCTCTCCAGATTACTAAAGCTAAAAATACAATCTCATCCATATATTAATTATCGTCCTATGTGTTTGTTACTCACTAATAGTGTCTTCTGAATCCATATAAAACATAGAAAGTATCTCCATTTCAAATCCATCAAGATCTGGTAATTTATTAGAGTCAATAACTATTTTTTTAAATCCAAGATCTATAGTATCTGATAAAAGAGAATTAATTTCATTTTGAACTTTAATTAAATTTTCATTTGATAATTTTGGAATAAACTTATCATTTCCAATATCTGTTTTTATTAATTTTCCTTTTTCGTCTTTGTCTCCATATTGTTCAAATAATTCATTCTTAACTTCATTTATTTTATTTTTCTCTGAGACTATAATATCCAATCCTTTATTAAACCAATATCTGAGTTTAGCTGGTAAGCTTTTCTTTTGCAACTCTGATACTCTCTTTAAGGCATCATTTGTTTGTAAAATAGTTTCTATCTTGCCTAATGTAATTTTAATATTACTCATTCAGTATCTCCTTTCATAAATCCTTTTGTATTCTTTGTTTCTTCTATAACTATCTCTGATCTAGAATTTAAAGATGATAATATATTAGAAAAACTGGCCTGACCAAATCTTACTTTATTTTTCATATCTGGATATACTTTTTTTGTTTGGACTGCAATCAAATCAAGAATATCAATATTTTCAATATTAGGAAATAAAGATTTAAGATCGTTTTCAAACAATTGTTTGTCTAGTTTTCTTCTAATATATCCACTGTCTCTTATAGTAGATAGTACTTCTCCATTTTCTATTAAATCATATTCTGTAATAACCTCTATTGAATGATTATTAAAGTCTATTACTATTTTTACTATTCTATAGTCGGATTTTTCTATCATTATGTCCCATTACCCTCCTCAATATAGCATCTATAAGTATCTATATATACATTACCTGTTGTATAAGTTCTTAATAGAAACTTGTCGCTTGATGTTCCTATTCTAGTATAGAGTCCTCTTTTTACATATAGTCCACCAAATTGAAAACTCGGTGAACCTATGAATGCTCCATAAGTACCATTTGCGTTTCCTGACGGAGAGATGATTGATGTATAGGTTGCATTTGTTGCACTATAACCGCAATCTATTACTACTAGCCCACCACTTCCGGCACCAGGAACTAAAAATATTGGGTAGGTATTATTTCCTGTTGCTAATACCAACCCCTGATCTGTCCATCCAGGTAAATAGCCACTACCCACTCCTGCTACTTGATTTCCAGGAGCCCCATCATAAAAGAAAACATCGTTTCCATTATAACATTTTAAATCTCCATAAATAATTAAATCTTCTCCTACAGGTACATTAGATCCAGTAACTAAATCTCCCCTTATGGTTAAAATTTTCTCACTTTGATCCCAAAAAATACCCCCATATAGAATAGTAGTACTAGGAACTTTATAGTTATACCCACCTAATACAATATCTCCAATATCTAAAACAAAAGAAGGATTAATAGGAGTTGCTACAGTATTAGTATTTACTTGCCAGTAAATTGAAGATATTGACAGACTAAAAGCATGTAAAGTAAATAAATCAGCCCCTACTGTCAAATAAGTCCAAAATCCAGTTTTGTCGATTAAAAACCCAGTAGATGTTGCTAAATCTCCAACAATAAGACTTCCAGATATAGTAACTCCACCTTTATTTCCAGAAGGATTTGTATACAAACTTTTAACATTAGCATCACTAAATTGATAAGTAGCATCCTTATAAATACGCATTTCATCTATTTTGCCTAAAAATGCAGAAGCTCCAGCATTATTACGTGCTCCGATAATAGTTTGCACATTGGTGTTTGAAAGAAGATTTATAAAATTTGTTCCAGATCCGGCTTCTACACCATTTATATACCATGCCCAGCTTGTTCCATTTCGTACAAAACAACAATGATAATTAGTAGAATTTGATAATGCTGTGGTAGATGTATATATTGCTGGTGTTGCTCCACCGCCTTTGTTTCCATAAAATGTTAATTTTTTAGTAACACCACTATAATAAATACCCCAACCGTATGCAAGAGATGTTTCATATCTTCCTCTACTAATAATATAATCCTCATCTAATGCTGTTGTATTAATCCAAAAACTAAACATAAAATTCTGAGTTGTGATATTCAGATTTACAGATGCTTCGTTTTCTGATTTTACTCCACCAGATCCTCCACAATTCAACCAATATCCTACTATACCATTGGCGTCTCTAGAAAGAGGAGCAGAAGAACAATCTACAAAATCATACTTACTTTGAGATCCATCAAGACATCTAGCACCTGAATTTTCATCAAAAGAAATATATAAATATTGTATTGAGTCTGATGGTATAGCAGCAAAACTTTCAACTGAAAGATTTCCTCTTATAAAACACTGTCCTTCACTATGATCATACCATATTCCTCCCTCTCCTGCTATATATCTTCCAATAACTGCGTCTCCTGTTCCAAGAGTACCTCCTTGCCAAGATTTAGTACTTAATGCAAATGCGTGTACTTCTAATGAACTACTATATGAAACTAATCCTGTTTTATCAATTATCCAACCAGTAACCTCCGGTATATCTCCAATTATTACACTGTGAGCAACTACTTGTCCTCCTTTAATC